CAATATACGCTAGATGACCAAGGCAACCGTATCGTCTACTTCTCCGGAGAAGATAAACCAGAACTATTTGAAAACAATCTAGACAAACAACCTGCCGATTGGCACTATAGGCATAAACAAGTTACCTATAGATGCAATTCTAGATTCTATCGCTGCGCAGAATGGGACACCGTCGATTGGGCTTCTAGCGTAGTATTGTTTGGTTGCAGCCAAGTACAGGGGCAGGGCCTAGCTGAAGATGAGACTATAAGCGAACAGCTAGCACAGCTATTAGGTCGACCTGTGATCAATCTCGGAGTAGGTGGGTCGGGTATGATGTATAATCTTCATAATAGTCTACTGCTAATGAAAAACTTTCCCACACCCTGGGCTGTGGTACAGCAGTGGCCCAATGCGGATCGCATACACGTCTTTAGTGATTATCTAATGACGATGGGTCCATGGGATCCGGACCAGCACCCTCTGTTTATGTCCTGGAACCAAGATGCTAGCAATGCACAGCTACAGGCGATCTTTGTTAAAGAAATGAGCGAAACGCTGTGGAAAAACCGCACTAGGTATTATTCATTAACACAGTCTTGGCATACCGCGCAAGCTATAAATTGCGATTGGGTGGAAAGAGTAGATTTTGCTAGAGATCTAGGACATCCGGGACCATTGACTGCGGCTGCCGTTGCTGGATATATCGCCAAACGATTAAGCTGATAGATCGTAAAAGAATTCGCTAGAGATAAATCCTCGATCAGTGATCTTGTCTAGCGTTATAATGCCTCTAGCGAATCCTGTGGTTAGATTCAATAGATATCCGTTTTCGATAGTCTGTATCAGCTTATTGGTTAGGATAGGGTGTGTAGATCTCAAGAAATGTCCAGCCCTGGGATCTCTCCTCACCAGCTGCTCTATCCGGCTGCGATCTGCCTCATCTATCTCTTGATAGCTTATAGAAACAAGAGATCCTATCGCGAATCTTAGATTAGACCATCTATCAGTCATATCTCTATAAACATCTTCTGTTTCTGGAAAGCAGGCCATCACTATGATCTTAACACCTTTGCCGGCTAGATCATTTAGATTATACAAGAAGTTTATCAATCCGAGATCCTGATTCCTAGGATTGTCTAGGTACATTATGAATTTCTCAAAAGCATCTCGTTCATCTCTGCCATAAGGATGCTCTTGATGATCAAAGCTCCAGGCGTGTGATAGCATAGGTCTGTCACGGAAGAACCATTGCCTGATAACGTGTGTTAAACAGACTATCACTACATCTCCGGGTAGTATATCGTTTCTAACAGATTCGACTCGATCATATGTATAAGATAAGCTAGTCGATCCTAGTGCCAGATTACGTACAGGTTGATTGAAATGTTTTGCCACTGCTTCTGTCCAAGCAAAGCTAGTATCTCTACCGCCGCCATCGATCTCTGCGTAGCTGTCTCCAAATATCCAAAACGTCATAGGTCTTCCGGACTCTCTATATTGTTAAGCAGTTCTCTCAGCTTTGAGCTTCCGACATTAGCACGTACCTTGGCCATCTCTCGTATAGGATCGGCTTCTGTCTTTTGTGCCGGAGTAACCGTAGTACGATTCTTGATGCTTTCAGCGATACGATTGCGACCACCGGTTGGATTGCTATCTTCGTCCTGCTCATCGCAGTCTGTGATACGCAGCGTATCTGGATCAAACGCTAGATCAACTTTCTGCCCTACGCCGCTACTACTTCTAGTCTTCATAAACTGTATCTGATAGCGTCCGCGCTCACGCATAGCACGGCTAGTAAAGATACCAATCACGTTATCTGCTGTTTGGATCTTAGATAGTCCACCACTGATATGGCTATGATCGAACTCTACTTCTTCCACTGCTGCTCTGTTCAGCTGGCTTGCTGTTACAGTGATGGCACCAATCTCCATAGCAAAGTTTCGCAATTCCTCACTCACATACTTGTCCTTGATGAATAGATTCTCAGGACTGATCTTGATCGATATGGGCATCAGTAGATCTAGATAATCGATCAAGATAACATCTGGAGTATGTCCTTTGCGTATGCTGTACTCTTTGACATAAGCACGTAGATCATTTACATTCTTACCGCTGGGCATATACTTGACCTGTATAGCTCCGCTGCGCTTGCCTGCCACCCGTACTTTTAGTTCTACTTCGTCTATGCTCTTAAAGATCTCACGGGTAGTGATACCTGTGATCATGCTATCAATGCGCATACTAGTCAGTGCTTCACTAAGTTCGAGCGTAACATACAATACATTAAGTCCAACACTCGCAAAGTTAACAGCTAGATTCTGCAAGAACAGACTCTTGCCTGCGCCAGATCCTCCACAGAAGATGTTAAGCTCACCTCGATTGAATCCACCATATAGCTTCTGATCAACAGCTTTCCATCCTGTGCTCAACTGTCCGTTGTTGTCTTTAAGCATCAGCAGTCGCGCCCTAGGATCAGCAAAGTAGTCTGTGCCCATATCTTTAGCTAGACTTATCTGCACTGCTGCTTTGATCTTGGCTTCTACTGGACCATACTCGCCTTTTTCTAATAGGTCTGCCGACTCTAAGATAGCCCTTTCCAGCGCCTTATGTCTAGAGAATCTCTCAAATTCATCTAGCAACCAGTCATAGTTCTCTTTAGGAACATCTGTAGCATCCGATAGGTCTAACCCGGTCTCGGCCCTGATGATGCGTAGCTCGGGCATCACCTTGTATTTGTCAACATAAGTCTTTAGGTAATCTGCTGTAGATTTCAATCTACGATCAAAGTTCTCGCTGTCAAATATGTTCTGGCAACGCACAAATGTTTCTGCATCTGCCAAGAACATTTCAAGATAGAGTTTCTGTATGTCGTAATTATAATCTGCCATAGTTTATTATACTATCTCCCTGTTGGTATAGCAATCTTATTTTTCGTAAGTGTGTACGTTTACATTGTATCGTTCTTCGAAACACTTCGCACCCCAGAGATCGTTTACCATAGGTTGTCCTTTGATGTTTAGGCTTGTGTTTAATAATACAGGACATCCGGTTAGTTCATACCATTCTTCTAGTAACACACGTAGTCCATGATTGCTATACGGTACAGTCTGTACCCTGCAGGTTCCATCTACGTGTAGTGCTGCAGGTATAGATTCTGGTTTCAGACACTTGACTGCATACTGCATATATCTAGAATCTTTACCTTTTAAATCAAAATACTCGTCGGCTAGCTCTTCTAATATCACGGGTGCGAAAGGTCGGAACTGTTGTCTCTGTTTGATCGTGTTGACTTTCTCTTTCATATCTAGTGTAGTAGGATCTGCTAACAAACTACGATTTCCCAGTGCCCTGGGACCAAACTCCGCAGAACCATTAGCTACTCCGACGATGCCTGTAGTCGTTAAATCTAGCAGGGCTTTTTGTACGGGATAGTTGCCTGATATATTATGTCCCCAAAAACAGTGATTCCACTTTATATGTTTCTTCTTGTGTGCCAGTACAGCACCAACAGCCGATCCACTATCTCCTGGATTAGGAAATATCCATACATCTTTAAACTGTCGCCAAGCTAACACATTTGCCACACAGTTAAGCGCACATCCTCCAGCTAATGCTAGATTATCGCTACCAGTATGGTGTCTGGCTATCATCAACAGTTTCTCAAATTCTCTCTCGTATATCCACTGTGTAGCAGCGGCTATATCAAATAGATCCTGTGTAGTGTTTAAGCTAAACAACCAATTAGCATAGCCCCTATGCAGGTTTTTCTTTACTCCGTCATTGGAGAACATATCTGCATACATTTGATCCTTGAGCCTGTGTGGATCTCCATATGCGGCCATACCCATGAGTATGTACTCGTCTTCTTGAGGTTTAAGTCCGACACGCTGTGTCATAGCACTGTAAAACAGTCCGAGGCTATTGGGATAGGACCTAGTCCAAACTTTCTTTAGCTTAGAGTCGCTAGCTTTCCATACACTAACAGTATCCCATTCTCCGATGCTATCTACTACTAGAACAGCGCATTCTCTGAAACGAGAAGTATAGTATGCTGCTGCGGCGTGAGACAGATGATGATCCGTGTAAGTGATATTAGCAGTTATATCTCGATCTTCTAGATAAGTCCTAATATCGTTATCTCGCCATTTCCAGCCCTGCCCTGCCCACAGCTGTCTAAATGTTTTACTAAGAGGACGCTCATACCAAAATACTTCTTTTGGATCACCATATTTTTTCTTCAGGTACTGTACCATACTAGCGGGTATGTTAGCGTCATTCTTTATCCCGCTAAAACGTTCTGTTTGGCTTGCAAACATCAAACTGTTATTGTCAAATACTGCTACAGCAGCGTCGTGGCTATTAGCCGAAATTCCCCATGTGATCATTTGTATATAAACGGGTCCCTTTTGCGTAGTTCAGCTAATCTCTTCTTGTATCGTTGCTTGTCTTTAAAGACCTTGTAAGGCCAAGAAATTAAATTCCAAAGTTCTATCAAGAAAGTTTTCATAACTTCATCCTCAGTTTAATTTTTAGATCACTAGTTTCTACATTTTTGCAT